ACGCACTTCTAATATGTCCTCAAGGAAAAAAAGAACTTCTTCCCAAGTCGGAGCTGGATTATCAGCAAAGCAAATGCAAAGAAAAAAACCTTTCAATGTTGACATGATGGTCGATATTGAACCGCTAACACAAAACCAAACAAAAGTTTTTGACGCTTATAAAGAAGATAAAAATCTTTTTGTTTATGGTGCAGCAGGAACAGGTAAAACATTTATTACCATGTATCTTGCATTGAAAGAAGTCCTTAATCCTTTGACACCTTACAACAGAGTTGTAGTTGTAAGATCATTAGTTGCTACAAGAGAAATTGGTTTCCTTCCAGGAGATCATGAAGATAAGTCTTCTCTTTACCAAATTCCTTATAAGAATATGGTAAAGTACATGTTTGAGTTACCTACAGACAATGATTTTGAAATGCTGTGGGGCAATCTAAAAACACAAGAAAGTGTAAAGTTCTGGTCTACAAGTTTCATCCGTGGAACTACACTAGATGATTGTATCATCATCGTTGATGAGTGTCAGAACTTGAATTTTCACGAATTAGATAGTATAATTACTAGAGTTGGTGAAAATTGTAAGATCCATTTCTGTGGTGATGCATCGCAGTCTGACCTTATCAAAACCAATGAACGAAATGGTATTCTAGATTTTATGAAAATTATTCAAGCGATGCCTGAATTTGAAAGTGTCGAATTTGGTGTAGAAGATATCGTAAGATCTGGACTTGTCAAGAGCTACATTCTAAACAAAATTAATCTGGGTCTTTAATGTTTCAACACGTTGATATTGAGTTTCCTGCACTCAAGCGGGAAACAATTGATGGAGTTCGTTATTATACTGTGGAAGGTAGACCGATGGTATCTATTACCTCGGTCACCTCCCATTACAATAAAGAAATTTTTGTCAAATGGCGAGCGAAGGTTGGTGAAGAAGAAGCAAACCGCATTTCTAAACGCTCTACGGATCGTGGCACTAAAGTCCACACATGTATAGAAAACTTTCTTTGGAATAAGGATGTTCCAGATACAGATCCCTTACCAAAGATGTTATTTACTCAGGCAAAAAAAATTCTGGGTAATATAAATAATATTTACGCTCTTGAGAAATCTTTATACAGTAAAGAGCTAGGTGTCGCAGGAACAGTAGATTGTATTGCTGAGTACACAGGGGAGAATGGTATTCCAGAACTTGCAATTATCGACTTCAAGACTGCAGAAAAACCAAAACCAAAAGCATGGATCGAAAATTATTTTGTGCAAGCAGCAGCGTATGCGTGCATGTTCTATGAAATGACTAATATCCCAGTAAAGAAACTTGTCATTTTAATGACTTGTGAGAACGGGGAAGTTCAGGTTTACGAAGAGTACGATAAGAAACAGTACATGGAAAAACTAGTTACATACATTCAAAAATTTGTGGAGGACAAACTAAATGACTACAAAAAGTGAAATCAAATCAATCTTAAAAAGTAAATTTCTATGTCAAGATAAGTTTACCAATGACATTGAGAATATTGTAAAGGATAATTCTGGTATGAATTACATTGAAGCAATTTGTTTTTATTGTGAACAGAATAATATTGAAATCGAATCCATTGTAAAACTGATTTCAAAACCACTAAAAGAAAAACTAAAGTGGAATGCAACAAATCTAAATTATTTGAAGAGGACTTCTAAAGCGAAATTTTTTATCTAATGGACAAAGAACTGAAAGCAAAGGTTGATTATATTAGAGGATTAAGAGGATTTTTAATTGATAATTTTAAGGAAGTAACTCCTGAACAAATTGCTGCCTTAGAAAATCAAAGACCTACTACAAGAATGTTGAGTATTCATACCATTAATGGATGCAATCTTTCCTGTAGAGGATGTAATCATAATAGTAGTTTACTTTCAGCAAAAAGTACAGTTGATATTGATCAATTAATACAAGATATTGAAAATATTCTTCCAAAAATTTATGTTTGGAGTCATATTAGTATTATTGGTGGAGAACCATTACTAGAACCAAGAACAAAAGAAGTTACAAAAATTGTTAGAGAACTTTGTTATGGTGAGCGTGGATCACAACCATGCAATATAAAGTTGTTCAGTAATGGATCTAGACTTCTTCAGGAGAAAGAATGGATTGCTGATGAAATGCTAAAAAATGTTATTTTTAGACTTACATTTCATCGCCCACCTTATACCCAGGCAGGTAAAAAAGACTGGGAAAATGCATATGAATTCACTCAATATTTAATTGAACGTAGAGTTGATATTGATAACCTGTTTGAATTGAGTGAGGCATATTTAGAACCTAATAATAAACCAGCAACATGGTTTGATTTGGTAAAATATCAATTTAATGAGGATGGATCAATAAAATATTATCCTTATGAAGATGGTAATCCTGCTTCTAGTTTTGACCATTGTACTTGTCCTAATTCTCAATTATACAATGGACATTTGTGGAAGTGTCCTATGATAGCATATCTAAGAGAATCTTTAGCAGCAACAGATCAATTAGAAGATCCAGAGTGGCAAAAATATCTTGGATATAAACCAACAAGCATTAATGGTACTGATGAAGCACTTAGAAGTTCATTTAAAGAAGTTGTAGAACCTGGTTGGATATGTAACATGTGTCCAAGTAGACCAAAAGTTGAATATGCTGCTAAAATACAGTTAAAAGGACAGAAAAAGACAGTTGAAATGTTCAACCTTAAAGATTATGAACCCGTTTGATACTTACAAACAGTATCTTGCATTTAAACAGCATTTCACAAGAAAAAATTATGATTACTTTAGATATGCTGGTAAGTCTAGAGCAAGTTTGAATTCTTTTTATAAGAGAAAAGACAGATACTTCTTTGAAAAAATGTCAAGGAAGTATAATGATGATGAAATTAAAGCATTCTTTGTTGCTAATTTTGTAGCGTGTGACAATCCAGATGCATTGTGGATTGGTGAAATTATTCGGTCTGGTGAAAGTGTTTATTCATCTTGGCAAGGAAGGCAACAAAGTTTGTTCTACCAGTTCAAGCAGCAAGCAGAGGACATGTTGTCTGAATACAACCTAGAGGAATTGTTTGATGCTTCAAAACATCATCCACCAATTTTAAAAAATTTCCTGAGCGGGAATATTAGTATAGAAACTCTTACTATCTTTGATAAAATATTCCTCTTCGGGAATAATCTGGATAAGAAACTTACTGACCCAATTTGGGAAGCGATCAGCTTGAAACTAAAGAAGTATGCACCGTTTCTAAATATTGATACCAGCAAATATAAACAATATTTGAGGGAAAGATTAACGGAGAAGACGCATGGGTAAGTTTTTTCAGTCTGAGATTATCCGTGAAGAGATGGAAGACATCTTTAGAATTCAAAAAGAATTATACGAAGTCATTATTCAGTTCAGTTCATTTAGCGACAAAGAAAAGAACGAACACATTGAAAAACTAAAGACGTTACTGGACAAACAAGAAGTAATGTGGACAAGACTTTCATTGTCTGATGATCCAGAAGCATTGGAAATGAAAGAAAAAATTAAAATTACATCAGCAGCGATGGGATTTAAAGATGTTGATATGTCAATCATCTTTAACAATATGAGAAGAACACTTGAAGGATTGCAAAAACGCCTTGACACACCCTAAATAACGTGTTATGATGTGACAGGTGATTTCAATCCACCCAATCCAACGAATACAAAAATCCTATGTCTTTCGCAGATCTAAAGAAACAGTCTCGCCTTGGCAGTTTGACTTCTAAACTGACAACAGAGATCGAAAAAATGAATAAGAGCACCACGGGCGGTGCTGATGATCGTGTATGGAAACCAGAAGTAGATAAAGCAGGAAACGGTTATGCAGTGATCCGTTTTCTACCTGCACCGCAAGGTGAAGAGTTGCCTTGGGCAAAAGTGTGGTCTCATGCTTTCCAAGGTCCTGGTGGTTGGTATATTGAGAATAGTTTGACCACTCTTGGTGGTAAAGATCCTGTTTCGGAGCACAATCGCATTCTCTGGAACAGTGGTAGTGAAGTAGATAAAGAGCAAGCACGTAAGCAGAAGCGTAAACTGACTTACATCAGTAACATCTATGTCGTAAAGGATCCTGCTAATCCTCAGAACGAAGGTAAGGTGTTTCTGTTCAAGTTCGGCAAAAAGATCTTTGATAAGATCACTGCTGCCATGCAACCTGAGTATGAAGATGAGCAAGCGATTGATCCGTTTGACTTCTGGCAAGGTGCTAACTTCAAGATGAAGATCAAGAACGTTGCTGGTTATCGTAACTACGACAGTTCTGAGTTTGCATCTCCTGAACCGCTTCTGGATGATGATGATGCACTGGAAGCAATCTGGAAGAAACAGTATTCTCTTGAAGAGTTTACTCGTCCTGATCAGTTCAAGTCTTACGAAGAACTGGAGAAGCGTATGAACAGTGTTCTAAATCCTAACGCTTCTAGTCGTCGTGTTGATCCTGATACGTTCGATGAGGAAGAAGAGATCGTGATGAAGTCTCGTCAGCAAATGAAGGAAGAAGAACGTGTTGTTAAGTCATCTCCTGCTCCTGCAGCAGATGATGATGACGATGATGCACTGTCATACTTCCAGCGACTTGCCGAGGAGTGATTTCAAAATCGACTTTTGATTCCAAAAAAGTCGGGAAAAAAATTCTGGGCAAAAATTGCCAAATAGGTTTTTGGGGAGTTAACGTGGGGATAAAATCCTCAAGTTAGCTCCCTTTTTAGTACGTCTATCAATATACTGAGAACTATCAGTATAAGTCATAATTTCACGCATATCGTCAATT